CAACAAGTGTGATTGGTTCTTTCCAATTTATGAGGGATTCAAATCCAACAACGTCTTTACTTACAGGTGGATTTTTATACTTTGCGTTTACATCTTCAAAGATAGTTCGGGAAACAAAGAAGTTTAGATTTAGATTATCGTCATATGATGGGACGATAATTCTACCACCATATATACCATTTGGACAATAACCGATGTTGTATCTGAAAATATCTGTTGCAAGAATACCACGAGATTTTAGGTAAGATACCGCTTGTTTTATTTGCATTGCAATTGTGATGTCTCGTATAGAACCAAAGTCCGTAAGACGGATAAACTCTGGTGGTAATCTCAACTCCTCGTCCTTATCGTCGGTGTTGACGAACGTGTGGAGTGCCTTTGTTTTGAGGATTCTGTTGAGGGACTCGTAGTGTTGGCGGTCTACTCGTAGACGTTTGAACAAGGATTGTATTGTTCTACCCTTTTCGTTTGAAACCCAACAATGCCAAAAGTTTTGGTTTTTAGAGTTAGATGAAACATCTATCTCCAACTTTGGTTTGTAGTGAGAAACAAATGGTGAAAAGAAAGAATAGTTGTTGCCGGAGGTCTTCTTTCCTTTACCTAAAACTTGTTCTAACAGATGTAATAAGTCGTGGTTTATCATAGTAAAACCAATATACGACTATTTGGGGAGATTTACAAAGGATTATTTTTCAGAACATCGTAGAAGTAATTCCAATCAACATTGTAGTTGGTGTTCGCGCTGATAATTCTCAACACTTTCTTTTCTTCTGATGGCATATCAAATGTGTAGTATTCGGGATCTGGGTTTCCGTATTGGTCTTCTGCCAAATCTAATAGTTGTTCATTTGAAAGAATTCCGTTTTCATCTATCGGTTTTCCACTAAATACAACTACCATATGATAAACATCGGGTTCTCCGTTTACCAACTCATCCTCGTTCTCTGCATTAGTAAGGACACCGATTTCAGTATTTACACCATTATTATCTCTAATCCATCTATGGATGGCGTATGCAGATTGACCACAATTACCACCAGATAAAGGTTTGTTTGATTTTTGTTTCAGAACTTTGTACATCTGAACGATGTAGTTTGGTGTGATTGTGGATTCATTCAATATGTCTTTGAGTTTTATCATATCAATAAATATACTCAATCAAACACATTCGTCCAACCATTCTTGTGGAATTTCTTTCTTTGACCACAACCAACCCCGTTTCTCACAGAATTGGGCATACGTTGTTTTACTTCCCTTGTAGAGTTTTGCGTTTGGATTCTGAAAGACAAACCTAATATCTATGTTTGGATATTGGTCGAATATCAGTTCCATCTTTTCTCTATCGGCTTTTACCCAACGTCCTTTTGTTTCCAAGTACATCGTACCACCCTTTTTCTTTTGTAGAACAAAGTCAGGTGTGTAGGTATGATTTGTAGCCGGTCTAATATACGAAAGTTTCTGAGTTTCGTATCCGTAATTTTTCTTGGATTCTTTGAGTAGTTCATTTGTAACATCCTCCAATCCTGATTTGAAACCATGTTTTATCGCAACTGCATTTCTTTTCATTTATATATCCCATCTAACAATGATGTTCATATCTACGTCATCTCTTTTTTCAAGTGGGGATGATAATTTACCAATGGCAACCAAGTCGTATTTATCATTGTAAAGACCAATTGTTGTTATATATGGATTGAATAAAGAACTAGTTGCATAATCTTCGATAACTTGTGATTGGTTATTTTGATCTTTACGAATAGTCCAATTTTGTGTAAAGTTGAATTCGGATTTACGAATTTTACATATCACTTCATACTCATACAATGTGGTTGTACTACGGAAAGAACCTGTAAAACCATAGCTCGTTCCATCAAAATCAAAATTACCAGTTCTTCCTAAAAATGCATTCCAATATTTAGGTCTTGGATCAGAAATAACAATCATTCCATGTTTATAGAATACATTTCCAACTCTAGCCGTTTGATAAGCATATCCAGTTTCGAAGTTATTATTACCAAGATAAGTAATTTGTTCTGATGTCAATCCTTTATTGTATATTCTCACTTCATCAAGATAACCATTGAAACTTCCCGATAGTGTACCATTACCACCGATATAGAATTTATTCTCGTTTGTTGTATTACTTGTAATAGAACCGGTAACTTGTCCAGATAAAACACCGTTTATCCATATTTGATAATAACTCGAACTCTTTTGGCATACTATGTGATTCCACACAGATTCAGATACCGCACTCGATGTAATGGAAAATAGCGACGTACCTGATTTTTGAGAAAACTCAATTTTGTGTTTATTAGCACCGGCTGTTTGGTTATAGATCTTAATATCAAATGGGTAGTTTGTTGCACCACCATATGTTGTTGTTAAGTCACTGTGATTCTCTACTTCAGAAATGACTTTTGTTCTTCTATCTTTTACAACATAATCACGTGTTGTTTGTTTATCAAATAAACTGTTATATGGTTGTGTCAGGTTAGATTGTGTTGGTGGTATGTTTATCCAAAAACTAAAAGCAAAACTTGTTCTTCCACTGAGGTTAAAGTTGTTACTCTCTTCTACTCTATAATATCCACCATTTAAGTATGAAGATACTCCACTTGATTGTGATGTATCGGTCGTCGGTATACCAGGAAGATATGTTATTTGCTTATTTCGTATAGCTGTTACATTATTACCAAGTGGTGAACCATCTAAAACATATTCCGTTGGTTTATTCCTAAAATTATACTCTCTATACTTTTCATTGAATCCAAGATATAGATGCAATCTATCATCACCAACCATTTTTGATTCATCAAATGCAAGATCCTTCAAATTACCTTGACTATCATCAACTACGTGTATCTGTCTTGATGACGTTTGATTTACACTTGTAAAATTGACTGTGCCTCGACGAATACCTTCACCAAAAACACCCTGTGGTAATACCATAACAGAACTTGATTCTGCAAGATATGTTACCCGATTGTAGTCTGTCAGTAGTGTTGGTGTTTTATCTTTTCTATATTCCGTATAGAAGTTGTGATCGAGATAATACCAAAGCAGTTTTGGGTCAATACTTTGAGTGGTAAATACTCGTTCATATAAAGATGATGAAAGGTTTGCTACAGCACCGTAATATTTGTGATTTTCTGGATAATAAGCACGGTAAACATTTATGTCATACAACCCATAGTATGTATTTGGATCATTTGCATCGGAGGATAATTCCCACAATTTGTAAACCTCAAATGGACGAACAGTGTAGTCACCCTTTTTGAGTTTTTTCCAAATAAGACTTACAGTATTTCCTTGTTGAAATGACATATTAGTTCAATCTCACTACTACTTCAAATGTGCAAATTTTGCCTTCTGTTTTTAGCACAGGGTTTCTCAATTTCCCCACAGCCAATAATTCTTTTTTTCTATTATATAACCCGATTGTTGTTATGTATGAACTTGGACGGTTTTTGAAGTAATCATATTTCAATGCACCGATACTACCACTTACATATGTATAATTAGTTGACATATTGAATTCAGTTGGTTCTGCACGGCAGAAATAAGTTTCAGTCAGAAATGTTTCAAAAGATCTAGCAAAAAACGAACTACTTGGTCTATATAAATTAGGAACAGCTGCACCACTTATTGCTAAAAATAATCTTCTTGAATTTTGACCATCTATTGAACTTGTTACTGTATTGAATGAACAAGATTGGTCTAATACAGCGCCGTCCAATACAATGAGTCCCATCTTAGGAAATACAACCCCCCACGCATCATCTTCTGGTTCGTTATAAACACCATCTCGTAAAGAACCAGACGTTACATAGTAATACTCCTGTATTCCTTCGTTTGTAACTATTTCTTGTTTTGAATCTTTACTTTCATCAATTAATGTAAACAACTTGTTTGAAGTTCCATGTGTTTCATTTCCACTTGCTGATAGTTCACATAAAGCTATTTCAAAATTACCAGCATCAAGTTTTTCTTTGTATTGTGTTCTATCTAATTGAATAACGTAGAAATAGTCTCCGTTTTTACCGTTTTTAAATGGAAACTTTCCATTAGTGTGTCCAAAACATTCCAACATATATTTACGGTACATTGTTTTTGCAGGATAAAAATCTATTTCACCCTCAACATAACTTGATCCCGAACCTGAAATATGACAGTATGTGACATCAAATTGATGATACGAATCAGTTGTTTCCGGTCTTTCATTGAAAACACTAAGATAATACTTACTTTGTTTTTCGGTAAGTGAACTTGTATAATAAGTAGATAGTTTTTCACCAGTGCATTTGAATAGACCTTTTGTCTTATACCGTACAGTTGGTAAATCATAATCCGCAATCTTTGAGATTTTCTTGAAAACATAAACATTGTTATCATCTGTTTCCAAATCTTCAATTATTTCATCTATGAAATCATCAAAGCTGTCAAAGTCTCTGTCAATATTATCTTGTAAAACAACAACAGGTGGTGGGTCTTGCACTACACGTGGTAAAATTACAATATCACCATTTGAATCTGTTGTATATCGTTCTGGTTCATCTATTGCAAAACCAACATCGTTTAATTGACGAAGCCTATCTAGTAAGTAATTCCTAACAAGTCGTAAATAAACTTGTTCGACTCTGATACTTCTCATTGCACTAAATTGACTTCTAAATGTATCCCCTGGATTATTCAAAGTTTGTTCTAAAAACAATTCGCGTTCTTTGACCAATCTTAAACTTGCATTTATTTCTTCGTTCGTACTAGATAGAAGAACTTGGTCTATATTTTCTATAGGCACATCTGTGTTTAGTAGTTCCAATTGACTTTCAAATTTTTGAATTGCAATTCTTTCGATTTGATCTTCATTTATTGCAGGATCAAACGTGCCATTTCCAAAAATTGGGGGTGGTGGTAATATTGATGGTTGAAATTCACCTAATACCACCGGTGCCAGTTGAGGTGGTGTGGCTATGTTGAAACCTTCTTGTTGTAATCCTGCG